CCATCCGAACTTAGTAGCGCCTTCTGCATTCGCATATCCCTTAATTTGCGCCACGTAGCCAAATGGGTCGTCATAAGCCATAGAGCCGTCTTTGAATTTCCTAAACCCAAATGTTGAAACAGACTTGACGTCCGTGACAACACCGTCAATCTTGCAGTCCATAGAGCCAGTAATACCGTTAACTTCACACTTCTTCTGTTCATCTGTAACCTCATGTCCTGCTGCGCGTGAAAGGAAAAGTAACATCTCTTCAATCAAATGTCCGTAAAGGAACTTAACGTAAGTACTAGGCTGCATGTCGTCCAGCTTTTCTACGTCGTTGTACACATTCCACAAGAAGCGATCACTGCGTCCTATGTTGGACATGCGTAGTTTACGAGAGTTGTCACGCTTTTGTGTGAACTCTTGGCGCATAAGACTCTTAACGCCTTCACCAAACTCTTCAATACAACTCTCAATATCAACACCTTCCGGCACGTCTTTAGTTTCAACCAGTTTGTAGATGTCACTTATAAGTGTATTAATATTTTTCATATCTTATCCTTAGTGGGTTTCTGCCCATGTTGTTCCGACTTGGTACTCTCCGTCGAGCGGACATCGGAGTTTAAAGTGTACGCCTGACGCCTTGAGACATTCGACTGCAAGCCAACCGAATTTCTCTGCTTGTTCTGTAACCACTTCCGACTGTACTTCATCATGTACGTTGCCTATAAACTTATAGTCTAGTTTCCACTGTTGTGCGTAGTCGTCTAGGATGACTAAAGCCTTCTTCATTACTATAGCACCTGCAGCTTGAAGCAGTGTATTTAATGCAGCATGCTCAGATCGAACTCTGAGATGTCTACCATCAAGTCCTCTGAGATAGCCTCGTTGAGACGCTCTAATAGTTCGTTCTCGTAAGCTTTCAAGAGCAGGTGTATTTGATAGAAATCGTTGTTTAAGCTCTGCGCCATCATGTGAGCTTCCTCCGACGATACTTCCAATTTTTGCGTCTCCGGCTCCGTAGAGGAAAGCATAGATGAAAGTCTTAGCTTGAGGTCTTGTTTCCAGCCCTGCAGCCATTTGGTTTCTTGTGTGTATGTCTTCGGTGAGGAGGACATTGGTAAACTCCTTGTCGTTCATGTAGTGGGCTAACATGCGTAGTTCAAGGCCACTAGCGTCAAAACCTACGAGCTTTTTACCTTTTGGTACAGTCCAACAGGAGCGACACTCTTTACCATAAGGACTATGTCCAGCTGGTACTTGTGCCATATTAGGCTTCTGGTGTGTCATCCTTCCAGTAACAGCACCGTTGCTAATGACTCTTCCGTGTACTCTACCGTCCTCCTTGACAGCTTCCAACCAGGAGAGTACCTGTGCATGCCTCTTCTGAAGCAACAGATATTCCAGAACTTTTGCCGCTTCAGGGACATGATTGTTCTGCTTAAGCGTCTTCTCATCGACAACAGGCTTTCCACTTGGCGTGACTTCTGTCCACACAGCGCCTTTTGTTTTAAGTCTCTCTGCAACTTGTTGTCGTGACCCAACGTTAAAAACCGTAACTTTATCCTTAAGGCGCTTCTTGGTTTTCTCAGAGAACCTTTCTTCGACAACGGGTGGAAACATCTCTTGTAATTCGGCTTGTATGTCATTCATACCTTCCTTGAACGTAGCGCAAAGTTCGTTAGCTAATTGCTGGTCCAGAATCCAACCATTGGTTTCCTGCTGTTGTACGATCCACTGAACCTTATGTTCCAAGTCAAGGGACTCAGGTAAAAATGCAGCCATGCTTTTGACTAACTTTTGATGTACTGCTTCTGTGACTGCTACGTCCTGTATACAGTAATCAATCATCTCTTGTGACAGACAAGAAAAGTCAGAGTGGTCACCTTTGGGAAAGCCCAACTCGTTCCCCCAATTTCTCAAAGAATGACCACCTGACTTGCTAGGGTCAAAAAGACGTGAAAGTACTAAAGTATCGACTATACGCTCAGAGGCCACAGAAACGCTCCAGAGACGTTTTAGCACTGGTAGGTCATAACCTATTAGGTTGTGTCCACAAACGCTCACAGAGCCTTCTAGAGCCTTACAGAGGCTATCTGGAGTAGTATGCACGGTATCAACACCATTTTCCCTGGTTACTACGCACCAGATGGTTGTTGGGTTAAAACCGTCAGCTTCAAGATCCAAATAAATCATACTGTAGTTCTTCAGGCTCCACGTAGTCGGTTTCTAAGTAGTCTTTTTCTTCCGTTGTCTTTTTTCTATGACAGTTAGAGCAAAGAACAACACAGTTTTCTAATTCTCTATGTATTCTTTCCCACGCATAATGATGTCCCTTTGACATCTTAAAGTTTTTCTTTGTTCTGTCGACGTGGTCCAGTTCTAATGCTTCAGGTATCTCATTGTAACCACACTCTTGACACCCTTTGCTAACTTTAAAATCCCTAATATGCTTTTTCTTAATTAATTCATCTATTCTTCTTCTTGTCCCCATTAAAAGTCCTCGCCAACATTAGGATTTGCGACTTCCTGTAACCTCCCTGTTTGTTTCTCGTACTGCAGCCAACAAGCGGGTCCAGTTTCACCTGTATATCTGTTTTTAAGGACTCGTACAGTAGTAGTGTTTCTAATGTCTTCGTTTTCATTCTGCTGGTCACGTTCCATACCGATAACAATGTCGGACAGTTGTGCAATAGCCTGTGAACCACGTAGTTCACCAAGGCTGATCTGCGCTCCGTCCTCGTGCGCTTTGCCTTGTGACCTGCGTAAGTGTGACACGAGGAACAAGCAGATGCCTGTTTCTGCCACAAGCGTACGCAAACGAGTCATAATCTCGTCAATGGCTTTTCTCTCGTCTCCGGACTCTTGGGAAGAGACGACGATAGACAAGTGGTCCAATACGACGTACCTGCAGTCAAGTGCTTTTGCCATGTAGCGAACACGGGCGAGCAAGTTGTCTGCTGAAGTTGACCCCCAATGGTCAAATAAGTAGTAACGTCCTGTTCCCAATGTGGCTTCCCAGAATGGCCGAAGCTCGTCCACTGGCGTGTCCTCTTCCAGGTGTAAGGGCCTGTTCGCTGCCACCGACATGATACCAAGCGATGTTCGGGCCAAATCTTCCTCAAGCGCCAAGACTCCAATATTGCCTTCGCATCGGCGTAGTAAATCATATTCGATTTCTCTGATAAATTGGGACTTTCCCATACCACTGCCGCTTGTAATCGTGACCAACTCATACGGTCGATGTCCTCTTGTTATCTCATTGAGGCCGTTCCAAGGATACGGTATGGACTTCACTTGGCGTTTCTGCACCAGTGTGTCCCATGTTTCAGTTCCTGCCACAATACCATCTGGACGGTAAACCTTTGCATTCCACCATGCTTGCGTGAAGTCCTTAACCCTGTTCGCCATGAGCATGTCACTAGCGTCTTTCAAGGGTAACTTACAGATCTTCAACTTGTTAGGACTAAAGAGGTCTTTGACTTGTTCCAAAGCGGCGTCACCAGCTTTGTCATTATCAAAGCAAAGGACCACTGTGTCGTAACCTTCGAGCCACTCTAACTGCTCTTTGATTTCTTTCGTAGCACCGGACGCACCTGTTCGTAAGGACACGACGTCGTACTGCTTGTTAAACATTTCGTACACTGCTAAGGCGTCAAGTTCACCTTCAGTGATGGTTATGAATTTGTTAGTAGTACACTGTTGTTGTCCGAAAAACCCAGCTGTCTTTGGGTCTCCGTTACTAAAGAAGTTTTTAGTCTTTACTTCCCTAACTTTAGCTGAACACACTTCACCAGTGTTGACGTCGTAAAGAGGGTAGTAGTGTTTTTCTATTTCACCTGTAGAACCGTACTCAACGGTTACGCCAAAGCGCATACAGGTTTCTTTAGAGATTCTTCTGTTGGGTATTGCTGCCACTGTACCAAACATCTGTAGAGGCTTTGCTTTTGCTATAGGGATAACTTCAGGCATGTCACCGTCACCGTGTGTATGGTAGTCACAAACGGCACTAAAGCAATGCGTAGAACCGTCGTCGTAAATAGCAAGGGCGTCCGAAGAATTACACTTGGGACACCCTTCATGTCTTAGGAAGTTAGCCATGTTTAGAAGTCAGCAATTTCACCAAGTTCCATCTCTGCTTCTTCTAAAACTTTCACTGCTTCTAAGTACGTTGCCACACCATGAACAGGATGTGGTTGACCTAGCTTGTACTTAAGTCGCACCTTAGAGTTGTAAGGAATCTCACCTGCATAAGGATTACCTTCAGCGTCAAATGTCTTTACGTCATAACGACTCTTGAACTTACGCTGCTTAGCACCTTGGTAGTCCTTAATCTTAACACCGTGTGCTGCTAACTCACTGGCGTCACTTTCGTCCATCGTAATGGTCATAGAGAATTGACCAGTGTCTTGTCCGTTGAACACGTCATGCTGTGTAATGTTGCTAAAGTTACAAATACCTTCAATTACTGCCATTGGAATAGTCTCCGCTTTACTTGGGTTGCAACTAGATCATGTCTAGTCATACTAATATTATACCACACCTTTTAGTCAAAGGCTAATACAAAGTTGCCTTCTGGTGGTATTGTGTCGTCATTAAGGCGGTAAGAAAAGTAAGACACTCTTACAGCATTAACCGTTTGGTGGTCCTCACCTCCGTCAGTATAACACACCTGTTGCTCTAAGTAGCATTCAGGCATTCGTTGAAGCACTTCTAATAATTGTTTGTAATTCATCTAGTCGTCCTCTGGTGTTGGGAAAGGATCACTAGCTTTCTCCAGGAACAGTTCAAAGTCAGACCTACTTAGTCTCACACTGTCGTTAGGAGCCTCTCTAGTGTCCATCTCGAGCTTTAAAACAAAAGGTATACCACCATAAGGGTCTGCCTTTATAATCTCGTTAGCGACGTCTCTAGCCTCACTGTAGCCAAGGCGATAGATGGAGTAGTCACCACCGGTTATTTCGTACACACTAAACTCGTCTCTAATCATACTTAAGTTATCTCCTGGTGTACTACAGAAGTACTTCAGGAGTACTTATGTAGTTTACTACTATGTTTTACTCCTTTGGTTTAACTACTTCTGTTTACTACTTAATTAATACTTATGTATTACTTTAGTAGAGGGTATCAGAATCATCATCATTTGTCAAGAATAAATCTTCAGTAATAGTACCAAAACTATCAACATTAATATCAATAGAAGAAAATAAACAGTAATTGCATAGGTCTAGAAACTCTCCGTGGTTGTCTTTCTTTAACATTTCTTTTTCTTCCAAGATTCTGTCGCATGCTTTACATCTCATAAGTTCTTCCAGTCGTCTCCGTAAATATCGAGCATGTTACGCTCCAGTTCGGCTCTGTTTAACTCTTTTAGCCGCTGTTTAACCTGAAGTCTAAACATTTCTACTTCATAGTCCTCAATCATTGCCATCATGTAGTCCGCCTCAGCTTCGCTAAAGTAGTCTAAAGGATGCGCTGGTAACATTTGTTCAACCATTCTTTACACCTCTCGTTAAGTACTTCCAGTGATCTATTGCTTCACCTAGTTGTTCCATGCGTTGCTTCTTTAATTGTTCCTGGTGGTTTAAGTCTACTAGTGTAAAGGCCATCTTTTCCACAATGGCGTTCATACGTCCATAATCAGGCTCTACGTCAGGCTCTACGTACTCCCTATAAATGCCTTTACCTTCTACCATATCATCGTAATCATCTTGCCAGATGTCTATTTGATCTCTTGCCACGTTGTGTCCCCTTTGTCGTCTTTAGCATCAAAGAATTTCTCAAGCTTACCAGATTGCTTTAGCTTTTTCAATGCTATATATTCCGTGTGTTGTACTTCTGCACGTGTCATGTTTAACACCTTTGCAATCTCTGTTTGCGACATGTGGTAATCGCTGTACTGTCTACGCTTTTTCATAAATTACCCCATTGATTAGCCATTGCTTCGGCTATTCCTTCAAAAGTAGTGCTCCTAATTTTCCACCTGTCAGCGCTTGGTGGTAAGTAATGAAGCCTTTGTTGTTGTTTCTTTGGTAACTTGTCCATTACTTCTTTAACGTTATCAGTTTCAGTTAGTAGCGGTAAATTATGTAACCAAAGTCCAGTTTTCTTTGACTCAGGATGTCCAAACATCCAAGGCTGCACGTATTGCGTAGGCTTAAAGGGTAAGACGCCAACTGGATTTTCCATACAAACAAACCTAGCATTTGCCTTTGCAGTCTCCCAAAGCTCTCTAGTCCATTTTACGGCCTCTAGCCTCTCATTATTCTTCGGCATACCTTGACCATACCAAGCATTACCAGAGACAGCCAAAGCCGTACAAGGTGGGTGCATTATAATAATGTCCCATTGTTCTCGTTTAATTACTTCAACACAATCTTCTTGATAATGCTTTAATGATTCATCGTCTGCAGGTAATAGGTCACATGACCAGGCATCGTGACCCAAAGCTGCAAAAGATTTCCTAACTCTACCAGAGTATTCACAAGCGATTAAAACTCTTAAGGGTTGCCCTTGTTTAAACATCGTCTAACACTCCCATTGACTGAGCGAACTCCTTACGTGTGTTAAAGTCCTCTAAAGCGTCTCCAGCGTCACTGTATATGAGTGTGTTAGTGGTAAAGTCTCCGTCCTGTCTCCACACTATGTGCGCATTGTTAATGCCTGAGAAGCCACAAAATACCTTTGTTTGACCTTTGTTCATGTCAAAGCTAGTGAAGCAATCAACTACGTCTTTCATTGTATAAACCTCCCTTGCTTCTCTAGTGTCTTCTGCAGCTCCTTACGTCGTGCCTTGCGTTGTCTCTTACGTCTTGCTCTTGGATCGTTCCAGCGTTCGTAAGCGTCAAAGATAAGGAACCATACAGGGACAAAGCTGAATAAAATTAGTATGTCTACTAGTGTTGGGTTCATGCTATACCCTCCAATGTGATTAAGATTGACCATGCGCCTATTGCAACAACATTAAACGCCAAGATAATACCGTTGATAAATAAGAGTTTAATCATGCTGCGTACTCCTTTAAAGTAAATTGCTCATAAGCGCTCAGTGCCTCCATTCGTAATATTTCGTAAGCCATAACAGTCATTTGCTGATCAAGGTTCTCGCTACCGTCAAACATACCTGAGACACTACACTCCGCATCGTTGAATAGGGTTTGATTGTAGCGACGCACTGCTGAGACTAATTCCCACGCTCGTGAGTAATAGATCACGTATTGGGTGTTGTCTACGGCTTCGTGAATTAACTCCTCAGCGTCTCCGCCGTACGTGTCCACTTCGCTAATTACTGCTTGCGCGATCTCTTCTGCTTCGGTTCTGACTTCTTGATAGTTCATATTGTGTTACTCCGTCTTGGTTGCTGATGACTTCATTAGGCCCGAATCTGTCACTCGTGTCAACATATCATTTGTGGTATTATTTCACATTGACAACACCTGGTAACTATTGTATTCGCACACGCGCACATAAACAAAGGTAGCAACTAGAGGGACCAACATAAGCCCACACACTTGTCAACCCATGCAAACTCCATGCCAGGTTTCCCGTGTTGCACCTCATGCAATAACCATGCCAACTCCAGTGGTTAACATGAGTTGCAACCCGTGTCAACTGTGAAAACTACCACTTGACTTCTTTGATTTGCTATTGTAAACTCAAGGAGGGGGCCCCTGTTGCGCTATGATTATTATAGTAGTAGCCACCCATGTACAAAATAGGTCAAAATTAGAAAAAAGAAGGGTAATTACTGCTCATGTAACCTATTGTTTACACTAGTAAAACTACTACTTTGTAAATTAACTAAAAAATAACTTGACTTTTGTGTAAACTTATGTTATACTATAGTTGTAATTAGGTATAATTTATGTTATAGCCGTCGTGAGGTACGATTTGACCGAAGTTGTTAAAAAGAGAGGTCGAGGACGACCACGTAAGTCAGAAGTTGCTGCTGTAAAGCCAGGTAACAAGGGTGTAGTAGGTCGTCCAAAAGGTGACGCAGCAATAATCAACGAATACAAGGCACGTATGTTGGCTTCTCCTAAGTCACGTAGAGTGCTAGAGACTATTTTTGATGCTGCTTTAGACGATGACCATAAGAATCAAGCTGCTGCTTGGAAACTTGTGATGGACCGTATACTACCTGTAGGTGCTTTTGAAAAAGACGTAGTACAAG